TAACTTCGTCATACTCTTCCTTGCGTTTTGCAGATTTTACTTCACCTGAGATAAAAACACTATCTTCAATAATACTTGTTATTATACGCCCTGTTTCAATTCTGTCAACCAATACCAAGGCATTTCCATTTTCCGCAATCGCATTAATTAAACCAATTATATAATTCAATCTAGTTTCGTCAGTTACCAAATATTTCAATTCTTCAGGATAACTATTAAATTCCTTCCACTCAGCGGTTTGTATAATATTAACATGACAATTAGACAAGACACCCTTATCTTGTAACTCTTTAGCGGTCACACGACCAACCACCTCTCCTAGACTAGCACGTAAACTTTGGTATTCAAAATCCTGTTTTGGCACCGTTCCTGTTAGTCCCCAACGTATAGGCGCATTGGATAGATTGTGTGTTAATAATTTTTTTAATACTTCTGCTTTTGCCTGATGTACTTCGTCTACAATAACTGTTTGAACTCCGTCAAGAAATTCAGCCAAGGATAATAAGTCACTATCATTTTGTGATTTTTTGTCTAAAATATTGAGACTTTGCCAGGTACAAATAGTGTGCGTTTTTCCTAGATTCTTTCTGTCGCCAAAATACACGCCAACATCTAATCCTACATTAATAAAATCTTCTTCTGTTTGTAAAACTAGATCTTTATTTGGGACTATGACAATTGATCGACCATATTTTTCCACAATTTTTGCCAAAGTTGCGGTCATAATAGTCTTGCCTGCACCAGTTGCAACTTCTTGCAGGGCCTGTGGATTCTTTAAAAAATTATTAACGACACCTACTTGGTCGTCTCTTAGACGGATTGGATGTCCTTCAAATCTATGACCTTTTGGCCAGCATTTTTCACCCCAAAAATCCTCAAAAATCTCAGAAAATTCCAGGTTAGGACTAGTGCGTTGATCTTCAACTTCTATATGATAATTTTTATTTTCAAGTTCTACAAGTACCTCTTCAAGCATCGACAAATAGGTTGTTCCGCCAAGGCCAAAAAATGGAATGGAACCGTCCCAACGACCTAATTTATAGCTAGGACGGTACCTTGCTGTGGGGTCTTCATACTTGAATTTCTTAACTAGGTATTTTCTTGTCTCTAAATCAAGACCTTCGATCTTAATGTTTACTTCATCTTTGATAATAACTTTACACGTTGACAAAATCTGATTCCTTCAATGTATAGTTTATTACGAAATGATGATTTTTTAGGTAATTTGTCAAGGTATAGTGAACTCCGGAAATGCCAAAGTTCAAAATTGTTGAAAAATTCGTTTTTGACTCGACTAGTGGTTTAGGAACCTTTCCACTGATAAACACAATCTTGATTTTTTCTGAGATTGGGTTGTTGAGTTTATTTTCTTTGATGAAGGAATTGGTATTTTTTCCGGGTTCGCCTTCTAGTCTAAACAGTACAGTCATCTCTTCAGGCAAAATTCCATATTTTTGGAAAAGTTCGTAACACAACTTTAAATGTTTCAATTCCGATCCACCAGGTATTACCACAAGACAGGGCAACGAACATTCTACAATGCTAGTAATATCCGATATAGTCAATTTTTCTCTATCTTCGGGCAAACTTGTGAGATTTGGTGAAGTTAAGAATTTTAATAAGAAAGGATTTAGGTCAATTTTTCCTAAAACTGCATCGATTGTCTCTGACCATACAGTAATACCGTATTTTCTTGCGGTGACTAAAGCATCTACTACGTCCAAACTTACAGGCTGCGGTACTGAAGCAGGAACATTAACAAACTTAAACTTATTTTCTTCAAAAATCACCATCGGTACATGATTTTCGATATTATTTTGCACCAACTCTATCTGATTAACGAGATCTACAAATGATTCATCAACTATAAATGACTCATCAACAATATTACTGTTGATCCATGCAACATGTTCTTCCCGTAGATCAAAATCCCAAGATTTATCACCTAGATTCCAGTTAATACTGTTGCCAACATGAGATTTATGAGACAATAATTTCTTATATCCCTTGATGTTAGCGATTATTACTTCATTATAGGGAAAATTAATAGAAATAATCTTTTTATTTGATCCACTTACTTTTTTTATGGTAATTGACTTAGCTTGACTAATAACTCGTATGGGTAATTTGTACTGAGGCGAGTCTAAGAAGGAAGTGATATCTTTGTTAAGTGCAATACTTAATTGTCTCGAGTATTTCTTTACCAATTTCAACGCTAGGTAAGATTGTTTCTCTGTAAATCCGTTTCCCATGACGATTTGATTTGACAAACTACTTATAATACTTTCGTCCATTGAAAAAACAGGGATAGCCTCTGCAATAAACAGATATGCGCCGTCCCCTGCTAACCTATTGATTAAATCTTCTATAAACATGATGTGTTAAATTGTAGCATCTTCCATACCAGCTGTACGCAATTTGATAATATTACTTAACTGCCATTGCTTGATGTCGAGTCCTTTGATAATGCCTAACCATTGATTACGGAGTAGGGCAAATTCATTGATAATTTTTTCCATATCAACTACATCAGATTCGCCGTCGACATATTTTTCAACATCTCGTGAACTAAGTGATCGTTGATAGTTTTCTAGGTATTTTTTAAATGTTTTACTACGCAGACGACGCAACTCAATATTAAGGTATTCTAAAATACCTTCAATTTCTTGTAGTTGATTAAATCGTTGTTCAACTATCCCAGGAAGAACAGAGCTTGCTTTTTCTATGCTACCATAGATTTTTACCTCTGTTCTTGCCTGTTCTAGCTCAACGTAATAATGATCAATACAAGCAGGGAGATGTTGTATATCCCTGCTGATTTTTGAGTACCAATGCGACATTAGTCCTCATCTTCGTTGTAGTCGTAATCATCATCTTCTGTATCTTCAAATTCAGTATGATCGTCTAGAACGGTTTTAATTGCATCGTCAAGATGTGGATCAAAACCCATGTATCCTTCAAGGTCATCGGCACTGATATCTTTTCCTAACAACCAATCAACATACTGATTTGCGGCCATTTCTTTATTTTTTTCTGGAATATATTCTCTGAATGTATCCCAGATTTCCATGATCAAACTCTCTTCCATTATGCGTCCTCTTCAGAAGTATCTATTGTTGTCAACAATTCTGCAGCCTTGGCGTCCCACTGATCCATGATAACATGTAACTTTTCTTCAGTCCAATTTTTGCGAAATTCTGCAACAATCTCACCAGTATCTTTACTAGTGTATGCTAATTTATTCCCAACCTTGGATAACACACCCATTTTCTCGAACATATCGACCAAACCGCTTGTAGGACTCATACCAGTCGAATATGGAATCTCAACTGATACTTCTTCAAATGGTTTAGCATAACGTGTCTTCATAATTTTACACTTAGAACGAATACCGAGTACATCTGCTACTTTGTTGCCATCGGCATCAGTTTTCAGTTTAAGTTTTTTCATGGCAACCACGATAGAACTTGCGTAAACGAATCCCTGTCCGCCCGATATTTTATCATCTGGGTCAAACATGTCTTGACTTGCATACGTATGATTTGTACATACCATACCAACATTGTAACTCCCAAACATGTTAACACAGTTACGGACCAAACTAGTAAGTGCTTTAGGCTTACGACCCATATCACCTTTCATCTCGCCTGCTTCAAATTGATTAACGTCAGTTGGGGTTAGCAACATACCAAGTGAATCAATGACAAACAACACCTTAGGACGTTCTTCCTCGGGCATTGTTTTATATTCTTTCATGAATTCACTAATAGTCTTTGCCACATCATCAATCATGGCCATGTTAAGTTTCAAAAGTTTTTCTTCTGAAATATCAACCCCTAAATCTAACAACCACTGTTTGTCTAACGCATTTTCACTATCAACTAGAACAACAAAAATACCTTGTTCTTGAGCGTGTCGTATAATATTACCGGAACAGATATATGACTTACCTGCACCACTTTCTCCAGCAAATACCGTTACCTTACCAAGGGGAACTCCCTTAAAGAAGTCCCCTGAGATAAGATAGTTTAGGGCATAGTTGCCAGTGCTGATCCAGTCTGTAGGATCATTGAAACCAATTCCTAAGCCATCAATACTTTTAGTGATAGACTTACGGAACTTCGAAATATCGAAGGCCTTTCCCATGTCTATCTCCTAATTAAGATTTTTGACGGTTACGGATCATGGCCAAAATATCAGCCGCACGTCCGCCTGCGTCGCCGCCTGCTGGCGCTTCCTCTTTAACAGGAGCCTTTGTTGCTACTGGTGCTGGAGTATCATCGGCTTCTTCTTTAGCAGGTGCAGGAGTTGCCGCAGGAGTTGCACGAGGTGCTGAGCCTGTTGCTTGACCGCTACCGCCCATACCGGCTGGCTTAAAGTATTGTCCCCAACGTTCCATATCAAATGCTTCACCGTCTACTGACGCTTCGAACATTTCTTTCATAACTTTGAGTTCAACATCGCCCGGCTTCTTAGGCAAGAAGTCTTTGAGATTGAAAGTACCAAACTGCTGGATAGCCGCTTGTTCTGCTTCGTCTAGAGCACGTTCACGACGAGCCCAATTACTAGTAGAGTAGTCAGCATAACCACCTTTACTGGTTTTTGTGATACGGAAATCTGTACCACGTACAAAGTCTGTTGGCATTTCTTCCATATCTGGATCCAACAATGCGGCTTTAACAATGTTAAAGATTTGACTACCGATAATGAATCGACGAATTGGATTCTCTGGAGTCTTGCCGTCTTCTTTGTATTGACTATCAACAACAAAGCCTTGGAAAAGATAAGATTTCTTTTTCCAGTACTTACGACCCATATCTTCCAAAGATTTGTCTTTGAACCAAGGACGTACCTCAGTTAGGATAGGACAAGTCTCGCCCCACATTTCCATACAAGGAACTTGTACAGTAACTGGTTTCGAGTTTGTTTCACCTTTTACACCGGCGAAAGGCAATTTGATCATTGCACGTTCAATCCAGAAGAAAGTGTTGTTTGGATCAGCGTCAGGAAGGAAACGTACTGTTGCACTAGTACCTTCTGCGATATTCCAATGGGGGTAAATTGCGTTGTCTCCGCCGGTTGCGCCACCGCCGTTATTTTGAGATGCTTGTTGAAGTTTTGCGCGAATTTCTGCTAAAGTT